AGACTTGGTACAGTTACACTTGCTTTCATAAATATATAACGCAAAACAGAAGGGATTTTTAAACACAAAAAAAGGGCAGCCATTTCTGACTACCCTAATTAACCAACTAAACAAAAGTTTTAAATATCTATCAACTTCTCTGCGTTGTCAAATCTTCGCTCTGCTTGTTGCGCCCTCATGCACCACTTGTTGCGTTCTAATTTGTACTCTTCTACTATCTTATCCTTTGCTTGTGCATCGTGTTTTAAACGTGCTACATAAAAAGACATCTCTTGAAGAGCAGTCATTACTGATCTTATTTCTTCGTTGCCGGGTTTGATCTTATGCCATCCTCGAAGAATACTAGAACAAAGATGTGCATTGTTCCAATATTCTGCATCATGTGTATTTTGTATCTTATCCATGTGGGTGTATTTTAACTTCTAAAACTGGTACTATTATATTTTCAAGTTGATGATTTGTAATACAATCTTCATCATTAAAGTAAGCGCAACAATCATCAATTTCAAAAAAATATCTATATGTTCCCGGCTCTTGGTGATCATAAGTCTCGTATGGTTCACTAAGTGTTTCACGAATACACAACACACTTGCAAATATTTCTAAGTCATGCACAAACCAATTTACTTCTTGTCTGTGTACCTCTGAATCCATCATGTCAATATAAGCTATATCTATATCATGAATAATTTCTTTTAGTTCTATGTCTGTAAATAAAGGCTTCATTGTTTCCATTTTATCTGTGGTTAAATATATAAAATTAAATTTAAAAAAAAAGGGGGAATTACCCCCCTGTAAATTTATTGTATTATTATTGAGTTAATCATTTTATCATAACTAGCATCTGACAACCTACTAATTTCAGTCTTAGATTTTTTTACTGTTTCTTCAGTATGGCTATATCCAACCCTAATGGCTTCTGATGCTCGTTTATATCTACACACATTTTCCCATAAATTTGAGAGTTGTTTTTCTGTATCAGCATCTGTTCCTCCTTTTTTAATTTCAGAAATACTAACTGCTATTTTTTGAATAAAATTTTCCATTTTGTTTTTGTTTAATTGTTAATCTTATATGCAAGATACACTAATAAACTTATAAAACAAAAACTTTATTAAATAGTTTTAACTAACTGCATATTTTCCAAAGTTGGGTTTAGATAGAATAGAATAAGTCGCATACCTACAAGGATCAATAATGTGATTATTCTTGTCTACGGGTGAATTAATTAATCTGCCAGTTCTATCTTCTTGCCATTTGTAGTTTCTAAATTCTTGAATGGCATTTGTGGATGTGCTTAATATGTTTATCTTATAACGCTTAAGTAAATCAATACCTGCATTAATTGAATCCTTGCCTTTTATAGATGGAAATATTGTATGCCCCATTCTTTTAAGTTCATCAATTAATCTTGGTTCTGCTGAATCTGCGTAAATCGGTTTATTTTCTAGGTGCTGATCTAGTAGGAATTGATGAATGTCATTGGTTGTCATCTGAGTCCTATATAAATGCTCTCTAACGTACAAATTAAAATCTTCGATATAAACACTTACTAAAGTAGTTGGATCGTTTGAGTAGCCAAAATCCATTCCATAAGAAATAAGGTTTGCAGTTGTTGGTATCTGATCTGTTTCTACATATTTAAAGATAGTGGATATACTGGTTGATCGTTCACCCAATCCGTATATTTGCCAATACTGTTCATCAGTAGATTTTAATCGAAGAATTTCTTCCTTAATAGAATCTTCAAGAAAAGGATTATCATTAAAAGTAGTTTTAAAGAAATCACAATCATTACGAGGAATAACTTTATCATATATCCAATGATATTCATCTGATGGGTTAAAGTCTATTATTATACGTTCTTGTGTTCTGAAAATTAATTGTTGCCAATCTTCCCATATTAAATCGTTTGCCTCATTGATAAAAAGTAAATCACGTTTTCTACCTCTTACCTTTTGGGGTTGATCTAAACTAATAAATTCAACAAGGTTTCCAAATAGGTGATACTCAGAATTTGATTTGTTGTGTTTTGATTCATCATATTTTTGATGAGCATTTAATATAGAAAAAAAATCCCTCATCACAGATGCCCTAAGTGCCGGGTAAGATTTTCTGCAAATGGTTATTATCTTATCTGTGTTTTTGGGACAATAATAAAATATAATCCACATCAATATGTTGTAGGTTTTACCCGATCTCGTACCCCCTTGCTCACATACTATTTTAGCCTTTGAGTCTATAAGATGTTCAAAGACAACATTAACATCAAGATTCACTTTACTATCTTAATAGTAAACTCATTATCTTTTTGCTCATGCTTAATTTCTTGCTTAGTTCCATTTAGCCTGTGTGCTTCGTTATCCTCACTTATTAGCTTCATCAAACCTATCTGAAGTGTTGCATTATCTGAGTGATACCATTTGTCTCTCATTGACACCTTCATACTAACTCGGTTTTTATCAAGTGCGCTTTTTATGTCGTCACTTTCGTGTAGTTTGTGTTCATAGAAAGTCTTTTTAACAAATGGAGTATAAGCAAAAATATCACCTACAAAAATCAAATTGTTTTTTTTAATCGCATCTAACGATTGTTTTTTTATATCTTCAGTTTTGTACATATTGGTATTTTAAAAGTAATTCTTTATTTATCATATAAGCCTTTTTTGTTTTCTTGTCTTGCTTGGCTTTGTATTCCCTAAAATGTAATTTGTTCTCATAGATACACTTTCTTATTTGTTCTGTTTTAAACCAGTAGAATTTAATGTTATCATATATTACCCAAAAGTCAGCCTTTGTTGTTGACATTCCCGATGGTTCATTATTTGATTCAATTTCTATTAAGATGTTTTTACCTGTTTCAGCAACACGATCAAATTTAACTTCTACTGTTTTATCTATTTCGGGGATGTGTATGTCCCACCCTTTAAAATAACCTTCTTTGATATAGGCTTTTGGATATTTTTTTAATATTAAATTTAATACTAATTTTTCAATATTGTTTCCATCCTCATAATCCTTATCAAAGTTTTCCATTATCCCACCTCTGTGTTTTCAATTATAAAATCCTTTGTTCTTCGAATCATGTAATTCTGATCTTTCTTTGTTTTGAAATTTCTAGGTATCTGAACCCATATTTTAGTGGGATCATCTTCTGTGAATAAATTTCTTAGTGACTTCCTTACTGAACTAACTAACTTTTTCATATTTCTGTATTATTTTTCTTAAATTTTTAACTTTATTTTCTAACATATGAATCTTGTCTAATGTGTCAAGATCAACTGGTGCAAAGTTAAATTGTTTTTCTAACTCTTCTAATTTGGGATTTTCATCCTTGTAAAGTTGATAGTAATGATGTGAATGTATAATAGTTGCGTGTGTTATACTTTTGTCATTTGCTTTAAAAAACAGTGCTATATTCATCCATCTAAGATTCATCTTTTCTCTAAGCAAGTAAATGAGTAGTGAACGGTAATGAATCACTTCTTTTTTCCTACTATCTTCAAAAACATTTACTTTAGTTTTCTTTACTATTCTGTCGCTAATTTCTTGTGCCGTCATTTTAAATATCTTTTAACCTCTTTCCAAAATTCTACTTGATACCTGTAAGGTAATCCCCACTTAAAGATTTCATCTATAAGAATCAAAACCCCCTTCTTTGCAGAATCTTCATCAACACCACATTCACTTATGTATCTGCTGATTAATTTCTGTGCTTGATCACTTGCGTTTTTTTCTCTTTCTGTCATTTTTTATTAGATTAACTAATTAATTGTTTCATTTTATTAACACTTAAATGTGCTAAATAATCTTTATCTGCTTTACTCATATTGTTTATATTAATCATTTCATTAAGGATTAATTCAGATAACTCTTCAGCCATAATAATATACTCATCAATTGGGGTAGGTATATTTGTGTATTGATGTTCTAAAATAAGAAGTTTAATTTTGTGAATTAACTTTTCTTTTAAATCCATTTCTGTCATAGTTCTTTCTTTAACTTCTCTATATATAACGTTGCGTCCATCAATTCTTCTTGAAGATGATTCAGCCATTCTAAGGGACTTAAATCTTTTCTATCTAATGTCACACCATATTTCTTTATTCCTTCCTCTGAGCGTTCTTTAAACTTATCTAGAACGCTTTCTACTATACTATCTGTCATGTGGTTTGTGTAAGTCTATAAAGTTTCCGATTATTAAAATCAAAACACTTGCTATAACTATAAACAAAGTGCCTACTATTCTTTTAGCTTTCTTCATTTTCTATCTGTTTAATTAAACCATTTATTTCCTTTTCTAATTTTTTTAATCCTTTGGTTAAACCTACTATTTTGATTTGATCAATGTATGGATCAAGAATTAATTTTCTTGCCTCATCTCTTGTCTTTATCTTTTCGTTTAATTGTTCTTTTAATTTCATTCTGTTCTAAGTTTTAAAAGGTTGTAACACTCTATGTACTTTTCCCTTGCTTTGCTTTTGTATCTTTCTTTAAAAAGAAGGTATAACATTTTAGTGAATTGATATTTTGTGTCACAGTCCTTGTAATATTTCTGTGCAAACTTGACACCTTTTCCTTTGAAGTAGTTCACATTATCCGCAGTATCTCCAACTATCATTTGTGTGTAAAAGTTAAGCAATGAATCATATTTAGATAAGTCTAAAATTTCTTTTCGGTTATACTTATAAATCAATGCCGGGAACTGAAGGTAATCTTTATCTATTGAAACAATCATTACATTTTCTCTGCCAAACTTAGTAGTTAATTCTTTCCAATATTGAGCAACTATGTCATCTGTTTCAATTCCGTATCCATAAATGCCATCATAAGTTTCTTGCACATAGTCATGCATTTGTTTAAGCAATGGAGGTTTCTTTTGTCCTATTCTATTTGCTTTGTAAGTGGGTGTAATTAGTTTTCTAAAATTGCCTTTGCTATTGTTAAAGGTTAACACCTCTTTTACCTCGTACTTATCAGATAGATCATTTACTATCTTCATAAATGATTCATCAAATTTGTGAATGACATCATCTAAATTTGTGTAGAATGTGTCAACATCCTCCTTTGGGCGGTAGCAACTTGCAAAAACCAAACTATCTGCATCTACAAGCAAAATCATTCTTCTACTACCTCACAATTCTCTTGACAAGCATCACATCTTTCTGAGTGTTCTATAACCCTTGCACCGCAACAGTTGCTTATTCCCTCTTCATAATTTAAAAATTCATTTGTATATTCCATCTGTTTCTAATTTGTAAATAATCTAGCCAGTACTCAAACCATCTATTGTACTCCTCGTAATTGTTAAATGATTTTT